GTACAGGATCGGAGGCACGCCGTAGCCGGCGCCGACAGCGGCAAGGGTGCCGCCGTACACGCCAATGGCGCCGCCGACGATCGGGAGCCAGGTCGAGCCGCCGCCACCGGTCACGGTGATGGTGGTCGAGGACTGCACCCAGCCGCCCTGTGTGGTCGGGCTGGTATTGATCGCGCCAACCGGGCACGAGGTCAGATTGGCGATGCGTGTGGTGAAGCCGTCCGACTTGACGAACGTGACACCGCTCTCGATGCCGCCTGAAGCGCCGAACGTCCAGACATTGGTGATCGGATCCAGAAACTGGAGGATCAGATACATGCCGAGCGAGACGTACCAGTCGCCGGCCGGGATGACGAAGCTGTCACCGCAGTTCAGCGCGACACGGTTGGTCGGCGTATCGGACGGGGCATTATTGAGCTGGGACGGGTAAAGGTTCTGCGGGAGCGGCAGACCAAGACCGGGACCGGAGAGCGGGCTGGGCATCAGTTATCTCCTCATCAGAACGCTGCGCCGCCAATATTGTAGCCCCAGGCACCTGAGACCGACTTGGCGGTAAGAATGTCGTAGCCGACGACGACCACGCCCTGCTGTCCGATCTGCCCGAGCGGCACCAGCGAGTAGAACCCGCTGAAGTCGAAGGCGGCATCCTCGGACATGTACATGGCCGTGTATTTGACGTTAGCGGCGAACACGTACCCTTTCGGGCAGAAGTGATCGTTGAAAATCGGAACGCCCGAAACCACGAGGTTCGGGAAGGACGACCGAACAGCTGTATCCATGTTGTAGGCGTTGCCGACAACAGGGTTGACCTGTTCAATGCCCTGGAAGTTGGTGTTGAGCGTCGCGTAGTCGCCGGGGTTCATGACGATAAACGTGGGCGCCTCGCCGCCGGCCGAGTTGGTGACTTGCGCGATGAACACCGCCATCGACTGGCGGGTGAAGCCAAGCGTGCCGACGCTGAAGGTGGTCTGGTAGTTGCCGGCGTTGAGGTTGATATACTGGCCCTGAAACGCCGAGTTGCCCTGCGCATTCCGGTTGATGCCGCCATAGGTCGGGAAGTTGGTCCCGTTATCGAAGGCATTGAGGAACGAGTCGGGCTGCAGCGGGTTCGCCGAGTTGTTGGTGTAGATCAGCGTCGCCATGTTCTGGCGCGTGACGGCGTACACGTCGTTCATCCGTGCCTTGAGCAGCGAGATTTCGCGATCGGTGGCCTGGATGATGGTTTCGCCGAACGGCAGCGGGACCGGCACGACCCAGTACGCCAGATTGAACTGTGCGTTCTGAATACCGGGGGTGATGACGGGGCTGTTGAAGCCGCCGCCGTAGCCGGTCCACTGGCCTTGGACCATGGACTGGCCCTGCAACGGGATAGTGACCTGGTTCAAACCGCCGGCAGCGCGCTGGGCATTGCCGGTCAGATAGAACAGGCTCGGCGAGCCGTAGTAGATCTGAACGAAAAGCTTGGGGACGAAAGCGCGCCGGGTAACCGCGGACAGTTCGTTGTAGAGACTGCCAGCCGCCGGGGCGACACCAATACCGGGAAGGGGCACGCTATCCTCCTACATCAACGCCGAGTGCCGCGGACTTCCGCGAGCGCTTCATGGGTCATTTTGTCGAGCAGCGAGACGTTCTCGCCCTTGGTCTCGACAAGTCGCTTCAAGTCGGCATCGCCGTCTGTCGGCATCTCGAGGAAATTCCACGCGCCGGTGGCGCCGGGCATGGCCGGAGGCTGCGGAGGATTCTCGCGCTCCCAGTGATTGGCTGCGATCTCGTGATTGGTGATGCCTTCCTTGGCCATGAGCTCCTCGACGGCCTTGATGCCATCGGCGGTGAAGCCACGGGAACGAAGCTTCTCCTGACCGGCGGACCATTTGGTCTTGAAAGCGGTTTCCTGCCGCTCAGCCTCGTCCTTGGCGGCTTTTTCTTCCTGGGCCTTCTTGAACTCGGCAAATTCCTTGCGGACGGCTTCGATCGGTTCAGCAACCTTGGCTTCGGCGTCGAGTGTCGGAGTCGCAACGGTCGGATCAACTTCCTTGTGGAGACGCTCGAGCTGCGCCTTGCGCTTCGGATCGGATGCGATCTTCGCCAGCGTCTGCTGTAACGCGACGCTGCGGTTGTAAACGTCCTCGTCGACTTCGATCAGCTTACCCATGGCTTACTTGCCCACCGTCGAGCCGGCATTCGGCACATGCGAGAGAGTCGCCGCGCTTTTCATGCCCTTGGGAAAGTTCTGCGCGCCGGTACGGCCGCCGATGTCGGCATACATGAGATCGATACGCACAATCTGCTCGTCGCTAGTCGGGATCGACTTCGCGGAATTCTGGAAGATGTTGACGTTGGACATGGCTGCTCCTTACTTGTCGCTGCCAGCGTTGCGCACGTTGCGCACGCTCATCGGCTGCTCGACACCATGATTGATGAGTTTGTAGGTGTAGTCGTTGCACTGCTCGGGGACCATCATGGCAACCACCGGCTTCTGGCCGATGTACGCCGGGTCGTTGTGCTTCTTGTCCTCGAAAATGCTCATGCGGCTGCCTGCCCCGGCATCTGCGGCGCACCCGGCTGGCCACCGCCACCCTGCGCTGCCTTCATCTGTTGCTGCCGCATCATCTGCATCTGCTGGTTTTGCTGCGCCTGTTTCATTGCGGTCTGATCGAGCGTGTTCTTTTCTGAAGCCGGGGTCGAAGAACCGGGCACGATCATCTTCGAAAGCTTGGGCAGGACTTCGAGAATCTTCTGGCCCAGTTCCGAGGTGGCGCCGGCTTGGCCAAGGGCCTCGCCGATCATCTTCACTGCCATGCCCAGCTTCTGCATCGCGCCCGCCTCTGCTCCCCGATTGGGGGTTGGCGACGGAGCGCCGGGAGACCCGAACGGCGGACCCTGCCCACCTTGCGGCTGACCGGGCTGTGCTTGCGGACCTGCAGGTTGCGGCTGAGCGATTGGCACGAATACCCTGTGAAAAAGTTGGCGGCGATCAACCGACCGCCGCCGTTACTGACGGCGACTGGGCCGGTTACTTGCGCTTGTGCTTGCGACCGCGCCGATTGCGTTCGAACACCATTGACAGCCTCCTATAGTTCGAGTTGACGAGGGAACGACCCCTCCGGGCCGACACGGGAGCATCAGCCATCACATTGACAAACACCATTAAGGCGATGTATCTGCTGTTATATTGTTTTATATGGCGGTGACTTACAGTGGAGACCCCAAGACGTGGCCGGAACAAAGCTTAATGACCTGGACATGTGGACAGTCAAAGAAGCGGCCTATTATTACCGCGTCCACAAAATGCTCTTATATCGCCTAGCGCGAATCCCGGTTGAAGAAGGCGGGCCGCCGGTTCAGCGGATCGGGGAACACATCAGATTCCCACGCGAGGAATTCATAGCGTGGGCCAAGAAACCGAAAGGAATGAAATGTTCAGCTTGACCGTCGTATTTGGAACGCCCGCTACCCCACTCACACTTCTGTATCACACCGAGGACGCAGCAAAAGCTGCCTACCATGGCACAGGCACTGGTGATCTGATCGCCTTCAAGGACGATTTCGGACAAATTGCCAGCATCGTCCGCAACAGCCTGCACGGCGTGCTGCTGGAGGACATGGACAAGTCGGCGATGGTGAAGGTTGAGATGGGCCTGCACAACATGCGAACCCAGATCAAAGCCAACACCATGGGGCGAGCCGACCCCGCGATCGCCGCGCACATGCGCACAAGCCAGCAAGGGCCGAGCATGATTACGCCCGGCGGATTGAACGGCCGCTTTTCCTAGCGCTTAGCTTTTGCCTTGAACAGCCGAACTTCCCGGCACTCCAAGTCCTGATCCGGCTTCAGATACTCCGCCGCGGCCATAACCTGCAAGCAGGCTTCGGCGGACGGATAGGCAACGATATTGCTGTCAGGAACCAGCGCCACGTCAGGCTGTAACATCATGCAGTAGCACACGATAATCCAGAACATGTCCCGCTCACTTGTGGTGGCCACCGCCAACAAGCTGCTTCTCAAGCACTTTATGTGCCACTTCAGGATCCTGCTTGAGCAGGTTCTGCATCAAGTCGGCCTGCTTCTTCTCCTTCTCGCGCAACCTGATCTTTGCCACTTCCTTGTTCGGCAGTTGCGTGTTGTCGATGACATACTCGGCGTCGACCACACCCTTGCCGTGGGCCGCGAACACAAGTTGGGTGTTCTCATCGGAGAAGATCGGCGACGATGAATGGCTGTCGACCGTCACGCGCCAGTCGGGAGACAGGTCTGTGAGCAGAAATTTGGTTTTCTCGATGTCGGTGATCGGATCGTCGGCCTTGGTCCAGTAGAAAGTCTCGTCCTTGAGCTCGCGCAGCGTCAGAGTGAGGTCGGCGCAAATAGCGCACTGACGTTCAACCAGCAGGGCGCGGTCGCGAAGCGTCGGCGAAGCGGTTTTCATCAGCGTATCGGCGTGACTGCCGGCCCGAACGCCCGGTTCGCCCTGCCCCTGCATGATCGGGGGGTAACCCTGGATCAAATTAATCATTTCCATGGCCCATTTGATCATGGGCATCATCTCGGCGGGCATTTTCGGCGTCAGATCCTTGACATCGGAACCCTGACCCAGATTTCCGTACCCCGCACCGCGGAATTGACCGTAAAGTTCGTCGGTGATGGTGGTATCGCCGGTGAAAAACAGCAGTTTATCAACCTGCAAACCTAAAAGCCGCCGCGCGTCATCGCACCATGTCGACAAAAGCGCCTGTGGCTCGATGATATCGACCAATTCCGACCGCCCCCAGAACCAGTTCGTTACCTCATTGGGCTGAATCAGGCGGTAGGGCTGCAATTGGCTGCCGTTGCCCAGCAAATTCTGCTTCTTGAAGATGACTTTGCCGTCCGTATAGGGCGTCAGAAGGATCGAATCACCAATAATTTGGATCGTGATGTAATCGTCATGGTCCTTGACCCACAGTTCGTGCATCTCCACCACGTCGGCGGCAACTACCGGACCCATGATCGAGTAGTTCGGGTCGTTGTTAAGCTGCACGATGCCGCCAGGCACCGGCTTGGTCATGCCCTGAACGCCAGTATTGAGCTGCGAGGTCGACAGAACCTGATGGAAGAAGCTGTTGTCCGACCCGACCTCGCCCTTCTTGGACAGCGATTTGATCTTGTCGAACAGTTTGTTGGCGTTAGGCAGGCGCCAGATGCGCTGCCAAACTTCGGCAAGCGTCAGCAACGTCGTCTCGCAAAGGATTTCCTGCCGATCGATCCGGTTCTCGTCCTCACGGTAGACGCCGAAGTCCCACGGCATCACCAGCTTATCATAATAGACCGGATGTTCCTCGTCGCTGAAGCCTTCCATCTGCGGCCACTGCTTGAGGACGCAGGCGCCGTACTTCAAAGACTCGAACACGCCTTGCTTGAAGGTCATGTCGGTGTTGTTGCGCTCCCACAGACGGGTCAACCCCTTGGCGGCCTCGGCCGCCTTGTCGTACATCGACTTTGCCTGCGGGCGCTCGAAGTCAATCGAGAATTTCAGTTCCACCGGGCTGAACAGATGTGCCGCGGTGCGATCAAGGCTCATGTAGAGCAGATTGATCAGCGACTTGGTGCCGTCGTACCGCCCGGTCTCGGCCAGCGCGTTCATCAGCCGGCAGTAGGCGGCACGCGCGCCCTGACTGACGCGGCACTCCTCCACCCACTTGTTGGCTTGCGCCAGCAGTTCCTTGGGGTCGCTCGGGATGCCGCCGGGGATCATCCGCGACGCCTATAACCGGGCTGCAGCCTTTCCAGAGCTGGGTAGTTGTTGGGACCCGTATTCAGGACGCGCTGCAAGCCGGAGAGCACGGCGCTACCCGCATTAGGCCGCCCATAACGAGAATCCTGCACTAACCCGCCGTATTCCGAGCCATTTGGCGCAAAATGCTGGCCCATGTCCGGCGCCTTCTCGGCCACCGAGTTCTCGCCGTAGGAAGCGTTGTCCTTGAGATTGGTCATCTTCAACCCAGCCATGTCGCTGGGCGAGCAGCCCGCCTGCTCAGCCGCGGCGTAGACCCGGTTCTCCGAAGCCTTCTCCATGTCACGATAGGTCTGGTCGGCGACCTTGCTGACCGCAGTGCGAAGCGCCGGCATCGAGATCACATCGCCAGCGGGGCGGGTGTCGTAACCGCAGTTCGGACACTCCTCGGGAAACTGGCCCTTCTCCCACCAGCGATGCTGGCACTTCGGGCACTCGACACGAACCTTGTACGCCATCAGCGGCCTCTCCACGTTGCGCGAGCAGCCTGCCGCGCCAGATTGATTCGCGCGGCACGCTTGACCTTGAAGAAATCTTCCAGGTGATTCTGGTTGAAAAGCGCCACCTGATCCACGATACTCAACCTCTTGCGCGCCAACTCGGACTCCCGCGTCAATTTCCGAGACAGCAAACCCGGCAAAATCTTGGACTCCCAGATATGCACCAAGAGGGCGGAGGCGAACACTCGGTCGTCCTTCTGCGAGCCGCCATCGATGCTGTCGCCGTCGCGCGCGATGGCCTTCATCTCGTTGACCAGGGCGTGCGAGCGCACGCGGAACCTATCATTGGACACGGCGTCGCGCAAACGCTCCATAATCGTGACCTTGCGTCCGACGTTCGTGACCCAGTGATAATTGTGCCCGGCGCCCATCGAATCGGGGCGGGTGTAGATGTAGGTCTTGACGTTGCGGAAGATGTCGGCCAGCCCTTTATCCTGCACCGCCCGCACGTTACGTGCGTTGTCGATCTTCTGCTTCAGCTGGCGAAGCTCGTTGAACACCGCGGTGCCGGGACCGTTCAATTCCAGAATATAACGAACTTCCGCACGTCCCTGACCATACCAACCCATCAGAGCCGCGATGACCCACGCAAGCTGATAAGTGGTGATCAACGGCCAAGCGTACTCAGCCACCTGATCAACGCCGTCCGCATAGCAGCGGCCCACCTGGATAGCCGATCGATCATTCTCCTCATTCTCGCCAAATGCAGGATCAACAGCAATAGCATAGACACCCTCCTGATCCGGCTCCTCCCAGACCTTCAGTTCGGTCATCTTGGCGTTCTCGGCCGGGTAGACGCGCATGTCGGTGAACTCGGAACCCGGCCAGAACATGTAGGACTTGAATTTGTTAGTTACGTGCTCCGCAGTGATCTTGGTGAGAACCTTCGCCCCAAAGAACTTCGAACCCGTTTGCTGGAATGCTTCATCTTCCGTCCAGGCTTGCTCGGCAAGCATGACGTTATCTTCGGTCTCGAAACCCGGCTCAGTATCGCCTTCCGGCTTCGCCGTAGGATCAACCTTGCGGCGGATCCAAGCCAGTTGTTCCGGGGTAATTTGATAATCGTAAAGACGCTTGACGGCCGCAATCCGTTCCTGTTCTTTTTCAGAAGGCGGCGCGCGACCGTAGATTTCATAATCTGCATCGTCCTGTTCTATCCTTTGTCCGTTGTGGCTCCACCAGCCGAGGAACACGCACTTGCAGTGTCCCTCATCCTCCCGCGCAGCGGTCCACATGTTGAACCACAAATTGAAGCCGCGGGCGGTGGACTCGTAGATGTAAAGCCGATCGGGATGACGCTCCGACAGCGACTGCTCGAACGACTTCAAGCCTTCCTCGTTGTCGTAGGAGCACAGTTCGGACAGATGCGCCATGCTCAAGCCTTCCGACCGGCCTAGCGTGCCGGACGACACCGACTTGCGGACGCCGGCCGACATGAACATCATGCGGCTGTCATTGACCAGCGCCAAGGCATCGCGATTGCCGCGCCCGGTGCCGGTAATCGCGGGAAACTTGAGCCGCGCCGGCAGATCGTGGATCATGGTCACGAGTTCGTTGCGGGCGGAGTCCTTGTGGGGCGCGGTGTCGAACACCAGCGAACCCTTGATGCCGGGGTGCATGCCCAGCCAGAAGATCGACATGGCACGGGCGATCGTCGAGATTCCCAGCTGCCGGGATTTGAGGACAAATATCTTGTGAATGCCGGCTTCGAGCGCGTCGAACACGGCAGTAATGAACATGATCTGGCCTTCGAGGAGGTTTTCCCCGAGGCAGATACGCCCGCCGTCCTTCGAATTGATGAAGCAACAGCGCAAAAATGCGTAAAAGGCACCCTCAGCGGCTACCCGCTTGGCGTTGGACCATCCCTTAGCCATAACCGGCTAAGTTACCGCCTCCCGAACGTCTGCGCAACCTGGTTGTTCTTGGTCAACTTTTCGAGCGTGAGTTC